ACAGGCTTGTTCTTCTGCTTAGGTCTATCTTTTGGATTCTTGTACGGCATGTCGTTACCTCTTACCGTTATGTGGGCACTCTAGTACCACGCACCATGCGCGGCAAAGCCCTGTGGGTTTAGCATTCCAAGTATCTACCTCAAATGCTTTCTCTAGCTTGCCGTACTCGCCAAGCCACTTCTTCCATAAGTCTGGTTCGTTCTCGATAGTGTACGTCTCTTTGATAAACGCGTTACATACCACGAAGAGCAGGCCGCCCTTCACTACTTTTATCTCAGGGAAGTGCTTGAACGTAGCTAACGCCATCAGTTCGAGCTGCCCCTTGTCTGCATACTTCGCAGACTTACCGGTCTTATAGTCAAACACCTTAGCTACACCGGCTTCTCTATCTAGTATCGTAAGGTCGGAAACACCCCTGAACCATACGTTATCAGCAAAGAATCCGCAGGGTTCAAGGTTCTCAGTCAGCCCCATCTTATACTCGCAGAGCTTCTCGCCTTTCATGTTTTTAAGTCTATCTAGCGCGGTTAGCGCGTAGTCAAACCTTGGGTCTAGCTTTTCTACATCGCCTCTGACATACACCTCGGCAGCTTCATGGAACTCGTTACCGTACAGTATGGCTTCGGTGTTAAAGTCTTCTTTGTAGTCCTTCAGTACCTTGGTGTGGTAATACTTTTTGGGGCATTGATCGAACGTCTTTATGCTGCTAAATGACCATGTGGGTTTACCCATTCAGTACATTCTCCGTAGTTCTTTCCAGTTTCCACGTCACCACGCACCGGAAGGCCCTGTGCCCAATCGGGTGTGTGTCGCATACATTCGTCAACATAAGCCGCAGCCTCGTCAACTTCGCTATCTGGAACACAGCATACCACAGAGTCATGTACAGTAAGAAGTATAGGATACCTTTTTGAAATCAATAACATCTGGTCTGTCATTACACATCTTGCGATGCCTTGGCAGACGTTTTCTATCACCTTACCGCCGTAGATATTTACTCTACCTCTACGTGTTTTGTACGAAAATTGTACGCCCATCTCACCATCCTCGGCTTTCAGGTCGTCGTAGCGCATAATGAGTCCAGAGGGCAGACGTATACCATTAACTTCTGGTAACACCTTTAGCACCCCAGCTTTACCTACACCGTACCGTTCACCTTGGTACATCCCCATCAGAGCGTTTTGTGCGTCTCGCCATAACTGAGATATGCCTCCATTCGCACTGCGGTACACCCGTATAATGCGCTTACATTCTTCCTCGTCTATCTTAGTCACCTCGACACCCATACCCTTTAACTGGTCGCGGAACTTAGCGGCACCCATACCGTAGCCCGCACCTAGAATAGTAGTCTTGCCGATGAAGCGTTCGGCGGGTGTTATGTCTTCTTCTTTCTTATTATAGATAGTAGCCGCCATCTTCTTGTACACGTCTTCGCCTTTCTCGAACGCTCTAACTAGGTCAACTTGTCCTGCTAACCAAGCTAAGACACGGGCCTCTATCTGTGCAGAGTCAGCTTCGATCAGGGTGTAGCCTTTAGGGGCGCAAATACATGCTTTCAATACCTTTGCATTTGGCCCACGTGAGGGTAGGTTTTGTAGGTTTATCTTATCAGACCCGCCAAACCTTCCTGTGTGTGCGGCATAGTATCGGATAGGCACGGGCAGCGTGCCCCGAATACCAATGTCGATAAACCTCTCGGTGCGTGTCTCTTCTAGTGTGCTCTTCAAACCTATTCTTGCAGCTACTAGGGCTTGTACTCGCGCATCGTCATGCTCCTGTAGGGCTTTGAACCCCTCGTCACTCTTGGCAAACGCAAAGGCTTCCTTACCCGTACGCAAACTTGTTTTCATTGGTGGCACAACGCCCAGCGCCTCAAGTGCCTTAGCGAACTTAGGATTAGACATGAGTTCTTCTTTTGCGATACCACACTCTGCAAGTAGGTGTTCTTTCTGCTCTTGTAGCGTATCCAAATGGTCTTCAAGTTTACCTACGTCCAACTCCAGTACGGGGTCGATAAACATACGCAGCGTCATGTCGATTACTTTTAATTCTTTCTTTGGAAATACTTTCAGAAATATCTCAAACAACTGATACGTAAGCTCAACGTCTTGTATGCAGTAGTCGCCGTAACGTTCGAGTTCGTCTTCAGTAAAGTCACGACGGCGTTTACCTATAGCGTTGCCTACTTCGTTACCTTTTTCCCCGATCTCGTACATGTCAGCCAAGTACTTAAGAGAGCCACCGACTTCCGTACCATGTAATGCGCGGCCCATACACAGCGTATCAAGGTATAGCTTAGGGTGAATATCAAACAGCCAACTAAGAATAGCACCATCAAACATAGTGTTATGAGCAAGAACAGCAGAGTTTTCCCAGTCATAGTTATCATGTAAATACTCTTTAACTGCATTGAACGGGCCGCTTATCCAATCTGTTTCCCCTGCGTTAACTTTAACGCTCAGTCCTATCACTTCAAACTCTGGGCTTCGTACGTACTGCTCGGTTGTTAGTTTACTTAGCGAAAACTGTTTGTCGTAATAGGTTTCAAAATCTATTGTTATAATATTCACTTAGTTTCTTTTCCTAATGTTTTGTTTCAAAAGTTTCTAAGGTTTCGCTATAAAGATTAGTTAGCGCATCAATCCAATCTTGCAAGGCGTCTAGCTGAGTAATTGTATTTTCGTCAGTAAATTCTTCTACTAGCTCCACACTACCTTCGCCATACTCTTCTTCCCAAACCAACGTTGCCATTTGTGTTTTATTCATTGCAGCTTCCCTTCTTTTATTAGTGCTAAACGATTAGCTTCTTGTGCAGCAGCTATGTCTTTTTTATTTTGCCCGGTGTACGCGACAGCCAACTTTTCTTTGATGAGTAGTTTATTAATGGTTGTCCGTCCAACTTTGATTTCACCCAAGTACCTTCCAAACTTTCCCTTCTCCCTTGTTCGGAGCGCATAAACTCCTCCCAACTTGAGAGCCTTTTGGGCGTAGGCTTTCGCGAGTAGTCCATGTGCTTTCTCCTGTTTATTTCTAGTGCGACACTCTGGAGTATCGATGCCGAAAAGACGGATACGCTGATTACGAACCCAACAGTCAAACCCAAGATCAATATCAACATCTACTGTATCTCCATCGACGACTCTAATTATTGTTGCTTTGTATTCGTACATTTTAATTAGCCTCATCTATTATGGCAGGTAAGTAGTTAAACAAGATGTCGCTATCGCATTCAATAGTAACGCGGGCCGTGTCTGTTGCAACGTAATAAGTTATTACAGGTACTTCTGCTATGTGGCATCCCACGTTGTCCACTTTGATAATTACATCTGGTATGGGTTCCTCTACTACTTCTGGAATAGTGACAGGCTCTGGCACGAAATGCGTCCAAATAAAAAACATACTAATCGCAAATAAAATCATTGCGACAACTGACATAACTAGCTTCTCATTTTTCATCCTATCTCCACGTTATTAGTCGTAAACATTAAAGTTTTCTTCAAAAGGTACACAGGTTTCCAATATTATTTTACCCATGTTAAGGGCTTCTCTTTTTGAGACCACGACAATCATGTTGGGTTCGACTTCGACAACACACATTGTGCGTTTTTCTTCTTTAGCTAAGTACTCCGCTTCTTCTAGCGCAGCCATTGGGTCGGTAAAGTTACTCATCTTCAAACTCCTTAAGGAGGTCTTCTAGCTTCTCCACCGCATCAGTAACACGTTGTATTAACGCGATAAGTTCTTCGGCATCGGTGCCGTCAACCTCTATAGTTATTTTCATTCTACCTCGTGCAATTCAATCAATAAGTCGATGCAGTGCTTCGCCTTGGTTAAATCTTCTAGCGGTTTTCCCTTCAACTTCCATCTGGATATGTACTTAACCACATTACCTTCGAGCAAAGACAAACCGTTCTTTTCTGCGTACTCGGCAGGTTGAATAGCCATGTTCTTATAGTGGGTCCCGCCCGTCTGTGTCTGTAGGGCTGTCTGCTTGTTCACTACGGGGTCGCTCAGTTTCGTTCTTGGCACTTCTGCTGTTAACATTCTCTTCTTCCTTCTGTTTAGGTTTCTCAAAGATTTTTGCCCAACTCTCCCCGAACTCGTGCAAGGGCATTAAGTTCGATTGTATTTTCCCCTCGTTTTTGTTTTGCGTTTCCAAGCTATCCATTCTTGCGCCTCTGCCCTTGCCGCTCCCTTAGCAATAGCCATTGCGTTTTGGATTATTATTTCTTCTCTATGCTCACCTGCCTCGTCACTGTGTGCGTAAGCTAAAGAAGCTGTTGACCACGTTCTAAGTTTTCGTAAGGCTTTTTGTTCTATCTGCCTAACCCTATTGGACGATAGATTAAGTTCTTTTCCTATTTGGACTAAAGTTTTTTCTCCCTCACCGTTTAATCCAAAGCGGGCATCGACTATTGTTTTCTCTCTGCTAGTTAATTTTCCTACCGCTGCCGCCACAAGGTCTGCCGCATCGTCGTTGCTTAGTATTTGTAGCGGGTCAGTCCCACCGGCCAGTAAGTTACTAGAGGTTAATTCAGCCATGTTGGCTTCTATTGCACTGGAGTTAATTTGTAGAGGGTCGTTTATATGTTGTGGTGGGAAGAGGTCGTCTACACTACAGGTAAAGAAATCACAAAGGATTTGTGTCGCCGCAGTTGGTTTTCCTGTTTTAGTAAAGGCCGGTACTTTTAAATTAAGTAGCTTACCTATATCCGTTTGGGCTAACCCACTAGCTCTACTCAATTCAGCCGCATTGCTTAAACCGTAAGACTCCATAAGCTTAAACAGGTAGTTGTTTTTTACTTTTACTTCTACTCTGTAGTCTTTCATTCGTAGCTCCCTATTACATCCCCTGCGTCTATCCAAACGCTAAGAGCTTTTAGCACTCTTTCTTTTCTAGCCCGTAGCTTCTCGGCTTTGGCTTTGCGTGCGGCACGCAGTTTAGGTAATTCTTCTAGTTCTTTTTTCCATAAAGCATGTTGCGCTTTCTTTTGTGCTTTCGTTAGCTTAAACGTTTTTGTCCTATGGGATATAAACTCCGCTATTCTGGCTTTAAGCGTAGGTGGTTTTAACGCCTTAGTATTCTCTTCTATCTCGGCGTCTAAAGTTTCTACAAGTTTGAGTAAATCTTGTTTAGTTGTCATGTGTTTTTCCTAAGATACTGGTATCTGTTATTCTTCAAACCACGTAGACATAGCTTCATCCGCCGCACGTTCCGCCATCTCTCGCTTACGCTCGGCAGGGTCTACGTAATCTTCTTCTAAAGTATCAAGGTACGCGTCTAACTCAACCATTACTCTGTCTCTATTGTCCATTATCATCCTCCTGTATATCTTTTAGAATTTCTCGCCTTAGTCTCTTGCGATCTTCGGGCGAACATTTAGTTGCGATCTTGATGTCGCTTAGTTTTAGTTTGTAGCTCGACGGTTGCCAGTACAGTGCAGCTTCTGGATCAGTCACCAACATGTACTGCCACTGCTCTCCGTCTATATCCACGTAGAACGATTCACCGTTCACGGTGTTTCCTCCTTAAGTTTGTTTTAGTTAGTGCGTGTCCCACTAACAAGTATCCCCACCTATTCAGTTCAACTTGCTAGCTTCGCACGGCTAACCTTAGCGCGGTTTCTTCGGCAACGCATCACGTAGGAAATACAAAACTCAAGGTTCAGTACCGTATATGTGATCGTTAACTGAGGGTGTTTTGCTGAATATGCCCACCGCCCACTGGGACATCGAGTAGGGAACAAACCAACCCTAACTCTTACTACAACCTAAATTTTTCTGCCTCTATCCTTTTTCTTTAATAGCTCTGAGCAACTTAACGTGCATTTTTTTAACTTCAACAAGTTCTTGGGGTACATCCCGTGCCCCAAAGCTAGAACCTTTCGCTAGTAGTTGCCTATAGTAGTAATCTTTGCGCGTCCTTATTGATCTGTCTGTCTGGTGGTACTTTGCCCTCACCCTCTCTTTGTACGCGGGGTCTGTTCTTCTGCGCTCGTTCCATCTATTAAGATACAATTTTACTTTGTCGGGATTTTCCTCCGCCCATTTCTTCGTGTATTCGTTTACCCTAATTTTATTTTTTTGGTAGTACTTCCTTTGAAGTTCCCGCATTCGCTTTTTGGCTTCAGGAGTTCTTCGTTTTATAGCTGCCGCTTTGCGCTCGCAAACTAAGCAAGCCATCAAAAAGCAACTGTGTGTTTTTCTTGCTTTAAAGGTAAAGAAATTTTTGTTCAGTGGTTTAACCCTTTTACAAATACGGCATTTGCGGTTGCCAGTTTTTTTCTCTTCTGCTTTTCTAAGGTTAACAGGGGAGTTTTGGTACTTTATCCTCATCCTTTCTTTATCTCTTGCCTTGCAGCATTCCTTGCATCTGTGTTGGTAACTAACAAAACCCTGTCGCTTAGCGCTCCTAAAATACTCTAGGGTAAGCGGGTACGTTTTACCACACTCACAACATTTTCTTTCCTTTGCTATTTTAGGTGGGCGCATTTTAAAGTTGTTGCGTTTAATTCTCGTACAGAGAATGCAAAAACCTTTCCTGTATTTTTTACGGGTTCCATTCGCCAATACTTTAGATTGCATAGGGAATAGAGTAAGGTCTTTTTCTACCCCGCAAACCCTACATACGCGCATCCCAGTAGCTTCTTCCTGCATTTTAACTTTGTATTTTTCTGAGTTAAGACGTTCTGCTAACTTTTTTTCTTTGTTCTTCGTATTAACACAAACCTTGCAGGGGTTATTAAAATATTGTTTACCTTTGTAGACTTTGGCTCTACTAAAAAACTCGTTAGTAAGCGGGTGCGTTTTACCGCACCCACAACATTTCCTTACCTCCATTACTACTTATCCTTAGAGTGCAAGAAGTTTATTTTAAAGTTCTCATCTTTGCGTAAGCTATGATAATCAAGCTGAACTTTAGCTGAGGTAATCATCTTACCTGCTAAGTTAGAGATTTCTTTAGCTTCTTTATGCGCTATATCTCCGTCTCGCAATGAATCAAATACCGCAGATAAATTGTTACGCAAACTTTCTACGTTATCGATTGTTACTTTACTTTTTCGTACAGTCATATCGCTCCCTCCATAGGGGTTTACTTCGGTTATAAAAACTTTCTAAACATCGTACCTATAGCATCGACGTTATCTTCATTGACTATCCACGCTTCGCCTCGTGCACTACGTATGGCGTTTAGTTCTCTGTCCTGCAATGCAGTCGTTGTGTTCTTACCTGCCTTGCATTCTATTGCCCAGAACTTTCCGTTAAAACATCCAACTATGTCAGGCACGCCACTACGTCCGTAACCACCTGTTGCCGGAAAGAAATAATATACATGACTTCCAAGCTGTTTCAACTGTTTTACTACATTATCTTTAACTTTCTTCTCGGGTGTTAGTGCCATTATCTTCGTCTCCTTCGTAGAATACCCAGTAAACATATTTGTCTATCCTCCTACCGATCTTATTAACAAACTCGGTAGGAGGTTCGTATGACATGGTGCACAGTACAGCAACACGTCGTGTTATCCAGTCAGGCAAGTCAGCAACAGGTAACACTGTCTCTTTCTCGAACTCTGCGTATGTGTGTATGGGTATACCAAAACACTGCACTCTAGCTGTACCCCCAATGAATTCGACTCGGTAGGTATACTTGTCTGGTGATAGCGGTGCGTTAGTATTCGGCAAGGGCTTCTACCTCCGTCATTGTTTCGGGCGAGACGTATACACACATAGCGTCTTCAACAAAGTCATAGTCTTGTGCGCCTTTCCTCACGCAGCCAATACTAGTCAGCACCTTAGTGTCATACGAATACCCTACGGTCTCCATCGCATCTATACCTGTAGCTTGCAGCACAGATAGCTTAGCCAGAACTTCTTGGGGTAACTTGTTTACATCGTCTACGTGCTTGACGCGCTGCATCTCACCTGCGGTCGTGTCTCTGTAGTGGTAGAACACCTTGTCTATGTTCTTTAGCTTGTATATAGAGAGAGTCTGTAGTCCCTCGCACGCAGCAATAGAGTCACCTAAGTCCCGCTTACTCTCTAGGTACTTGTTAGTGCAGTCCTCAACTTGGTGTCGTATGTCAGCACGTACTGGGCGTTGTTCCATAGTAGCTAAGGAGTATTCGAGCAGCGCCTCATTGCTTACGGAGTTTCCCATTGAGCTGAACACGGCACGTTGTAAGGTGTCTAACTTCTCTTGGGCTTGCTTAAGACCTTGACCAAAGCGGTCTATGGTTCCCTGCATAACTTTCTCTAACACACGCTCACCTGTCGCGCTTTTGGTATCTTTGACTAGCTTAGTCGCGCGGGCTAGGGTCTTGGTTAGGCTAGTGAAACTTCTATCACTGTAGGCGATGCCGTACCTATCCAAGTCGGCGTAGGGTAGTTCGCGTTCGCGGCGGGTGCTTACAGTCATAACTATGTAGGCATCCTTGTCCCACAATACCTTGGCATCGAAGCACATACTCTGGGGACTAAGTTGTATAGCTAACGCGTCGTCTGCGGTGTGTCTGAACTTAGCGAATGGGTGAGACTTCTTAACACGTTTCTGTAACATGGCTAACTCATCTGCCATTTGTGGGGAATAATAGCTGTCCTCCATCTCGCGGTTAAGTGATGCGTCAAATCCGAATAGGGTTTCTATTTTATTTCTCATGGTGTTGCTCCTGTCAGTTATAGGTTGATGTGTAACGTCTTGCCGATTGTGGGTCGGGCACTCTTGTTATCTAGGATTCCCCACAGCAGGGGCATAGTCCAAGCACCCCAGTCACCACCTAGATAACCATCAGTCAGCACGATTACTGCCTGTGCGTTGATGTTGTTAGCTTGTATATGGTCGGGCACACACTGCACGTTAGTGCCTCCACCACCCTTGGGTTTAGTTGTTTGTGTAAGCTGTTCGAGAGAGCCACAGGCACCTGCCACATCACCATAAAGCTCATCGGCACACACCTTGGTATCCCAGTACAGTATGCGTACGGATTCGGGCTTTACCATATCGCAGATACCCTTGATCTCGCTCAGGCACTTGGTTAGCTCGTGCTGTCCTATGCTACGCGACGTGTCTATTGGAATGACTAGCTCACCCACTCGCTCGGTAATACCACTGGGTCGCAAGATACCCATAGCTAGATGTCGGCGGCTTGGTTGTCTCCATGTGCTGTCGTCTGTACCTCGACATGTTTCTGTAATGAACTCACG